AATACCAGCAAGCAGGGCATCAGCAAGTCTCTGTATCAGACCCTTCTGTTCCTACAATAAAAGCAGTTAGGGTAACTTCGTCCAGCACAAGTGAGGCTGGCTCTGGAACACGAATGGCGTTAGGCCAAATGGTAGAAAGTAAGAATTGCGACTTTTTAGCGGGGAAGCAAGTTACTCTTAGTTTTTGGATACGCTTTTCGTCAAACACGGTTTCTGGGACTTCATCAGGTTTTGCATATCAAATAAATGAATATGATACTGTTGACCCATCCTTTTACTCTACGGGTGGGACTAGAGAAAACAATACATATATATCTAATGGCTCATACCCCACTTCTTGGACGAAATGTACAAAAACAATCACCTGTGGTTCTACTATGAAGAATTTAGGGGTTCGGTTTTTGTTTGCTGACTTATTTAACACTACTAATAATAGTGATGCTTGGTATGAGGTAACTGCCGTCCAGCTAGAAGTTGGCGACACAGCCACCCCGTTCGAGCATCCACGTTCATACTCGGACGAACTGACGAGGTGCGAAAGATATTATCAGTTGTCTGGTGGTGTTGGCCGAACAAACAGCACTACTGGCTGTGACATTTACAGCATATTCAAAACGCCAATGAGAGCAACGCCATCCGCGTCAATAAATGATGGCTCTTTCAGTGTTGCACAGCTTGGTCGGGCGCAAGTAAACATTAACAGCATATCGCTCACTTACATGCAGACAAACCTATCTTGCGGCTGTGTCGTAGTTACAAGCGATACAGGCATGACACCTAATATTTTCGCTGTAACCTATGGAACAGCATTTGCTTTTGATGCGGAGTTATAACTTGGAAAACATGAACATCACATCAGCCCAATACGTTGCATATGGAGGCAGCAACTCCTCCATCCGTGCCACCATAGACGGACAAGAGTTTTTTGTCCCACTTGACCCCTCCAACCGACACTACGCTGAGATCTTGCGTCAGGTTGAGGCTGGGGAGCTGACCATTCAGGAAGCAGAAGCATAAATGTTAGGCTTTGGCGCATACTCACAGTTAGCATTTTCACAGGTTGTACCTAGTGCCTTTGCTCTTCTTACGTTAAGCTCTGTATCAGGTACGTTTAACCTTGATATAGACTATGATGCTAAAGCTAACTTGACAGTAAGCTCTGTAAGTGGTAGCATTAGTGCTAACGCCTTAGCTGATATAGATGCACAAGCAAGCACTATACTATCATCTACCTCTGCTTATCTGACGATATACCTAACAGACTTTGCTGATGAAGATGCACAAGCAAGGGCGTTCATCCCACCTGCTGTAGCTACTGGTAACGTTAACATAGACTACGATGCTAAGGCTAATACAGTTTCGTCTAATGTTTCTGCTTCTACATATATATCTGGGGTTGACACAGAAGCTAAAGCCAATACAACTATTGCTACACAGCTACTACAGTTTGTATCGCCAGACGTTGATACGTACAGTGTTAACAACATCTCGATTGGATCTGTAAGTGCTATATTTAATTTAGACATAGAGTATCAGCTTAATAACTTTGACTATGAAGCTCTAGCAGATAGTTATGAAACAGATAGAACTATATATCTACCAACATATTATGAGAACCCATTAATCTATGTTGCAGAGGAAAACTATACCGTATACGTAGATAAAGCACATGCTGATAACACGGTATACATTAGATCGTAAGGAATAACTATGGCATACAAGTGGCCTGATAAAGATAAAGATGAGATTATTGACTACAGCGTAGACTGGTCACGCTTCCTTGGTGATGACATTATTTCTGCTGTAACGTGGTTTATTGATGATGCATCTGGTGTTAAGACACAGGTAGCTGATGCACAGGTAATTAATGGCATTCAGTTTGTTACTGGTACTAATACAGAGACTGTGGCTACAGCCAGGTTTAGTCTAGGTACTAACAATGTGCGTTATAACGTAACCTGTCGTATTACTACTAACGAAGGCTTGCAGTATGAACGTACTATCTACCTACGTATTAAGGAGAAGTAAGAATGTCATATGATTACATTGGCCTAGTGAATGACGTTAACCGTCGCCTTAATGAAGTAGAACTTACTTCTGCTAACTTTGCTACAGCTACAGGTTACTATAGCTTTGCTAAGGATGCAGTCAACCAAGCTATTCGTCACATCCAACAGGAAGAGTATGAGTGGCCTTGGAACCATGTTGAAGAGAATGAGGTTCTAGCTGTAGGTGTTGCACGTTATAGTATCCCTTACGATGCTAAAACTATTAACATGAATAGCTTCCGTATTAAACGTGATGATACATTAAATATAGATACACGTAAGTTAAAAGTACTTTCTTACGAAGAATATCTTGACAAATACGCTGATTCTGAGTATAACTCTAGTAATGCAGTACCACAATACGTAGTACGTACACCAAGCCGTGAGCTAATCTTTCACCCTAAACCTGATAAGCAATACGAATTGGTATATGAATATTACCGTTCAGGCTATGACTTAGACAGATATAACGACGTACCAAGCTTACCCGAACCCTATCGTTATGTTATTGTTGATGGTGCTATGTATAACGTTTACCAATTCCGTGGTGATATGCAAGCAGCACAATTAGCATTTGATAAGTTTGAACAAGGCATTAAACAATTACGTAGTATTCACATTAACCGTACTGAATATCTACGTGATACAAGAGTTTCTTTCTAATGGCAACACAGTGGCAGACATTCCCTATAGAGTTTAAGGGTGGGTTGATTTCAAACCTATCACCGCTACAGCATGGTACAAATGCTATAGGTTCTGCTACTATATTGCAGAATTTAGAGCCTAACAAGACTGGCGGCTACTCAAAGATCAAAGGCTATACAAAATTTGATGCTGATATAGTACCTGGTTCTGGGCCTGTATTGGGTATTAAAGTAGTAAATAACGGCGAAGTATTAGCTGTACGTAGTGATGGATCACAGAGTGTTGTGTATCATAGTACAGGTGCTGGTTGGACATCTAAGCTAGCCATGACAAACAATGGTAGTCGTGTACGCTTTGAAGAGATTAACTTTGGCGCTGGGCTAAAGGTGTTATTGGTAGATAGCTACAACTACCCTGCTGTGTTTGATGATTCAACTAATACAGTTACGTCTATTGCATCTTCATCTGATGTTTTAGGTGCTGAGTATGTAGCTATATATAAGACTACTGTATTTTACTCTAAAGGCCCAAACTTATATTTTACTGCACCTTCTACATATGATGACTTCACTGCGGCCAATGGCGGCGGTACTATTAATGTAAGCAATGAAATAACTGGTCTAGCTGTCTTTCGTGAACAGCTTATTATCTTTTGTCGTGACCGCATTTTACGCTTAACAGGCTCTACCATTTCAGACTTCCAGCTATCACCTATTGCTGATGGTCTGGGCTGTATAAGCGGTGACACTATCCAAGAGTTTGGTGGTGATATTATCTATGCTGCTCCAGATGGTATTCGACTACTAAGTGCTACTGACCGCATTGGTGACTTTGGTTTGGACATTGCATCTGACCCTATCGCTAAAGATGCATATAAATTTCTACAATCTAGCTCTGATTATTGCTCTTTAGTTTTACGTGAGAAGGCACAATATCGTATCTTTTCATATGTTTCCTCTGAGCAAGATTCTGTTGCTAGAGGCTTGCTTGCTACCAAGTTTGTATCTCAAGGTGCTACAGGTATTTCGTGGGCTACTACTAAAGGCATTAAGGCATTCTGTGCTGATAGTAAATATACAGAAGTGTATGATGAAACTACCATCTTTGCTAACGGAGATGGCTACATTTATGAGCTAGACACAGGTAATAACTTTAATGGCAATATTATTGAGGCTATTTATGAGTCTCCTTATATGCCTGTTACAGACCCTCAGACACGTAAGACCTTCTACAAAATGACTTTGTATGCAGATCCTACAGGCCCAATGACATTAGATGTTAACTTAAAGTACGATTTTGATGCATCTAATAATACAGGTATCATACAACCTAGAACATTTAATATATCTAGTTCTGGTGATTCTGTATTTATATTTGGTGACAGCTCTTCTGTCTTTGGGCAAAGAGATCCGAGTGACCCTACTTTAGTAGATACAACTTGGGTACTCTACGATCCAGATGTTACCTACGGTGTATTTGGTGGTGAGCTAGATAAAGTATATAACTCAAACATCATTGGATCTGGTAAGACAGTAGCAATTCGTATTGAAGATAGTTCAACAAACCCAACATTTACTCTGGACACAGCTATTTTAGAGTTCAGACAAAACGATAGACAGTAAGGACGAAACATGGCTGGATATACACGTCAGGATACAGCAAACAACATTGCTAACGGTAACGTTATT